TAGCAATGTGCTTATCCATAAACTTCTTCTCGTCCTTGGATTTAGGAGTAAACCCATTCAAAATATTATTGAGAGTTTTCGCCATCTTCGTCCTCTTCTTGTGTGTCTAAATTTACTTCTTGTTCGTTAGGACTGAAGAAGCGGTTTGCAACCTCAATCTTTTTTTGTTGAATGGAATCATACACTCTACCTGCCATAAGTTCATTAAATACATCCTGCATCTTGGCAGGTTGCCCCTCATAAGCATATCTCACAAGGTCGCTCACTTCATACTGTGTTGCTGTGGAATCCATCTATACTCCTATTTATTGTTGAGGTTCTGGCGGTGGAGGTGGGTAGTAGATTTGATTACCGAGCTCTTCTTTGATCTCAGTGTCCATCTGCTCCCTATCTTCATCACTTTGTTTGAAAATATTTGATCTTATCCAACCATGCGAGTAATATTTACCAATGTAGGGAGCAAGCTGTCCTGCAACCTGGAGTCTTGAGTTGAGAACATCTGTCTCTTTCAACTCCTCGTAGTAGTTATCTTTTGCATAATCAAACTTTATATATTGAGAGATAGATTTCCAGTCTTCTACTGTAACTATTCCCTTCAGAACCAATTGTTTTTCAAGACACTTCAAAAATAATGTAGAGAACTTTGCTCTCATTCTTGAGATAAACTTTGAAAACTTTACTTCGTCTCTTGTAATTTCTGTTGCTCTACCAATAGAATAAGTCTGTTCCGTTTGAAGTCTTGTTGCTGGAACATTAAGAGATTGGTATAGTTTCTTTTGGAAGTATTCAACATCTTCCATCTTACCTAGATTCTCACCACCTGGCAATGTTGTAATCTCTGTTCCCTTACCACCTTCACGACGAGGTAGCCAGTAGTCTTCCAACATAGTCATGAACTTACGATCATCTCTCACTTCACCAGTAGTAGCATCATATACTAATCTGTTTTTATGGCGAACCATCATATCACGAAGATATTGTTCTGCCTTCATCTTTGGTAAGTTACCAACATCGATGTAGAATATTCGTCTTTCAGGTGCTCTGGATATTCTATAAATGACAGTAGCATCTTCAAGAACTCTCAACTGATTGAGTGGTTTAATTGCTTTATGTAGGTACGATATGACCATTGTACCGTTGGTATCCATTAATCCTGAAGTACAATGAACAATAGAGTCTTTGGCTATCTTTACACCAGTAGCTGGTCCATATTGTCCGGCACCACCGCCAAGCCCTTGTGCATTGTAACCTTTTTCATTGTAAATATAATATTCTCTTATCGTCTGCGAGACAGTAGAGTCAGTCTTAGCGTCTTTCTTCTTTCTTTGCTCACGAACTTTTCTTATCTTTCTAGGATCGATGTTTCTGAGTTCCTTGATACCTAGTCTTGGATTCTTGTCATCAATTATTGCATGATAATATAAACGACCATCAATATACCATCTTTTGAAAATGTCGTATGATTTCTCTTCAAAATTTAATAGATTCTTAATTGCGTTAAATTCTTGAATGATGACGGCCTTGATATTATCTGCCATCTGCAAGCCATCAAGATTAAGCTCAACAATCTTCTCATCTGTCTCATGAACGATAGCTTCGTTAACTATCTCTTCCACTGCTCTATCAATATCAGCAGTAATAGACATATCTCTATATCTTGTAACTAGCTCTGCCTCAGTTCTTGCCGTACCTTCGAGATCCACATACGTTCCGTAAGATCCTCCAGCGGCAACAACAACAGCACCGTCATCATTTGATGGGGGTGCAAAGGAAACGGGCTGCTCCTCAGGAGTTACCCGTTTGAATTCAAATCCAAAAAGACTGGCCATATTTTATCCTATATTAGAAGAGGAGCTCGCGCTCCCCCTCATTTCATTCCCAGTAGTCGTAAGACCAATTAATACTATACTCTTCAATCTGATCAGCAGATCCCCAATCCAAAGCGATTTCGCTAATGTTTGTTGGGAAGCATCCAACCAATTTGACAATTTTCAATGGAGGTCCTTTTTTAGAATACTGATTGACTGTCAAGTCAACTTTATATTCGCTGGGGAATGCTCTAAAGTTTGTCGTTCTTTGATTGATAATATCCATCCATTGCTCAACTGCGTTTCTTATGATGAAACCTTCATCATTCATTACTGTAGTTGACCAATCACCATATTGTCTTTCACCAGCAATCTTAATCGTTCTACCACCGTAAGGAATAGATACTTGGCCAACTGTAGAAGCTGGTAGACTGGCAGAACGAACTAGGAAAGGACTGAAGGGGATCAGAGCAGGTACTCCAGGTGGTGTTGAAATAAACACCTGGAAGAGAGCTGGTCTTGCAAAGTCAGTAGTGCTTACTAGCGACTTGAATGCATTTATACTAAAAGCCATTTATTATCTCCTTAATTAGAATCTACCAACAACTTCATCAAATGCAACACCTGATCTCACAGCAACAAAGTTAAGTTGGATGAAGTTAATGGATTTTGCTGGCTTAACGTATATATCTCCCACAAATTCATTTCTATCGATCACTTCGCCAGTGTTGTTTGTCTCGTCACAAACAACTCTATAGTCGTAAATACCTCTACGGCCTTGCACGTCTCTCAAGAATGGTTCTACTAGAGAAACAAACTGGGCTCTTGTGAATTCATCATTCAATTCAAATAGAGAGAACTTAGCCGCTGTTGCAATTGCCTTCTCAAGTACGATAAACAATCTACGTACATTGATACGATCAAATGCACTAGGCTTTGATAGAGCTGTCTTATCACCAAACAGGATTGTACCTTGTCCTGGGAAAGTTGCAACAGGGTTAATACCGTTTTTATACAGTAGGTCACGATCTGCTTGATCTGGATTGTAAGCTAGCTTAACAATGTTTTTGATCTGTCCACGATTGAATCCGGCAGGAGAGAACCATGGATCACGCTGAGAGTCAGTACGTACACATAGACCTGCGATATCACCGTTCAATGGAATCCAACGGAAGATATCATTATACTTGTCGTATTGGTACTTGTAACCAGAATCAATCACCAGATATGAAGATGATCTGCATGAATTTCTGAATGTAACAGTATCGCTAGATTCATCTTGTGCTGAATTGTTAACAACATCGGCTTTATCAGGTGATGTTAGTACAATACAGTCTTTACGAGTCTCAGCAATATTATCTACAAGATAATTTGAGATCTGTTCACCGTTTGTACCGCCTCTTGATTTACCTGTCATCAGTAATGAAATATCAACATCTTCTGCAGATGCAAATAAGTCGTAACCAGCTAACACGGTACCAACAGAAACGTCTGACTCACCATCACCGTCCTGACCTAACTGGAACGAAACGTACAAAGGAGATGTGTTAACGCTTGCAATGTTTAGTGCTGTATTAGATGGAGCTGTTGCTCTGTCATTTGCCCACCAGACATACTTACTACTTTCGTTAATTACTGTTTTGTAATAGTTGGTAGATCCGTCTGTTGTCTTAGCATTTGTAGCTCTAGACAAACCTTTGTATACTTCAAGAATAGATCCTGGTACACCAGATATTTGGCCATCCTCATCCGCAACTACAACATGAATCTCATCAACTGCTGATGTATTACCTTGTGATGCCTGATAGTCAGAAATCCCTGGAGCTGTATCAACGGTGTTGAAGTATTCCCAGTATTTCGAGAATGTATTGCTTGAATAGTTTTCTGACAACTGGTATACGTTATCTACGTTAGCAGTAAAGAATCTTGCTGTAGAGTTTGTGAAGGATCCGTTTGTACCCATAGCTGCTGGTAGACCTGTGATCTTAACATATTGTTTACCAATAGATGAATTACCAACTTCTAATATATCATTTACTTGAAGCTCAGCAAGAACAGATACCATTCTTGTGTTAGCTTCTGCTAGTGTTCCCGTTGCACTATTAGCAACAGAAATAATAATAGAATTAGATCCAACTGTGGCAGCTATAGAACCAGATGCTAAGTTAGCATCTCCGCCGGAAATATCGATTGATTTACTGTAAGCATTTACACTATCGCAAACAGAAATCTTCAAGGAGTTACCCAAATCTCCTGGGTATCTTGCTACATAAAGAACGTCTGTGTCATTGAACGTGATATTATCGTAACTATCATCATTCTTTACTGTGAAAACTTGTGCATTTGTTACAGAACCAGTATTTGCAACGGCAGAAATTACACCATTAGCGAAGTTGGTTGTATTAGCTGATCTTACTACATATAGTGCATTACCATATGCAAGGAAGTTTGCTGCTGTGAAGAATGTTTCTGGATTGTGATTGGTAGGTTTACCAAACTGTGCTGCTAATTCTGTTTCTGAACTGATAAGGGTTCTTTTTCCTACAGGACCCCATTTAAACACACCTGCTACTGCACCAACAGAAGTAGATACTGCTGGGACAACTGTTGTTAGATCAACTTCTGAAACATTTACGCCTGGGCTAACTTGAAATGCCATTTTTATCTCCTAAAGACTAGAGTTTCTTTCTATTTATAATATTGCCAACCGTCACTAGGAATTCATATATCTTGCAAAGTTATCGACATAAACAACTGGTTGGTCCTCCATTGACTGACCATCATATATGATACCAAAAGGAGTTATCTCCTCATCAAGCATTCTCTGTTTCTCATCAACAAGTCTGCGTCTGATATCTAAGTTTGTAATTTCCTTGATAAATGGCTGGGTCATCGTCCAACCAAATAAAACACCACACATTGCGAGATCGTCATTGCCGTCCTCAGCCTCGTATGTGTTTCCATTACTTACAAATCTATAAAGCTCTGCTATCAAATCGATATCATTAAGTTCAACTTTATCGTTTTCAACCAGTGCCTTAAAATTATTGCAACCAATCTTCTTAGTTGCCTTTGTTGTTCTGACTCCCTTGACTGCAGTACCACCAAATCCTTGTGATACCTCAACAGCTCCTTTAGGAGTCTTTGCTGTGTAAATAATGTTCTCGTATTCAAGATCTTCATGAAGGATATCAGCAACCTGCTGACCAATATCATTAGTCTCTATCAGTACATGAGCATTAAAGTATTTGACTGCTGTATTATATATTACTTCCGGAAATAGGAGAGGTGATATGTTATTGTTTCTGTATGTTGCAACAACCTTGTACGGTGCTTCAGAGATATCATATACTATAAATGCTGAATAGTCTCCACCTAACCCTCTTGAAACATCCACCGTCATCATATATAATCCCGTTTGGCGGGGTTCATAGAATAACTTAAAGTATTCATTATTGCTTAATGGTGGCTTATAAACCAATCTTCTAAGTACTTCTGGCGATATAAGAGTGTTAGATGAACCAAGGAATTCACAATTGTGTGATAGAATGTCGTTAGAATAAAACTCACTATTCTCTACACCCACAATATCATAGAAATCAAATTCACCAGCTTCGTACTCTATATGATATATCTGTGATGTAAAGTTTTGGCCAATGATTATATCATCGTGCTTTAGTTCTAAAGCTGGTTTCCATCCGCTGGAAGTCATTAACCTATGATTCAAAGAGCAAATTACGTGTTGACCGGTTTTAAGCCATACAGTGAGTCTTCCACTCTTCCTTACAACCTGCACACCTTTAAACTTCTTAAATCCTTCAGACGTGTTTATGAGTTTGTCGCTGATATTATAAAACATTACGTTTTCCAGTAATTATATTGTATAGCTGAGCCTCAGTTATATTGTATTGATTGTGAAATGATTTTGCAAATAAACGCTCATATGTTAGGGTCTTACCATTTGCAGATTTCATTCCTTCACCCTCTAGGGTTAGTCTCTCATGGTATCTATTCAGT